CCGCCGATGCTTGTCGGAAGCGTGATGCCGGTGAGGTCGCACCCGCTCAGGTAGAGCGATCCGCCGATGCTTGTCGGAAGCGTGATGCCGGTCAGGTCGCACCCGCCCAGGTAGAGCGATCCTCCGATGCTTGTCGGCAACGTGATGCCGGTCAGGTCGCACCCGCCCAGGTAGAGCGATCCGCCGATGCTTGTCGGCAACGTGATGCCGGTCAGGTCGCACCCGCGCAGGTCGAGCGATCCGCCGTCATACGCATCAATTATTTCTTGTGCTGTTTTCATTCTTCCTCCTGTTGGTTTGGCTGCCAGCGGTATCGCCTTCGCCTCATCTGCCGTGGCAGCGGCTTGACTGTGCTGATTGGCCCGCTCGGGGCTTTTTCTGGCCGCCGCGCTGTGTTGCGGCTTGCTGTAAATGTAAGGGAATCCGCACAGCGCGTCAAGCGGTTTGTGTGCGCAATTCCGAATAAAAAATTATTGACATCTGGTGCGGACTTCCGCACAATTCTGAGCATGACACGAAAAGACATCATCAAGTTCTTCGGATCGCAAGCGGAAGCGGCGCGGCGCCTGGGATGCAAGCCGCAGACCATCATCGAATGGGAGCTGACAGGCGTTCCAGAAGGCCGTCAGTACCAGATAGAGCTGGCTACTGGCGGAAAGCTGCGCGCCTCAAAACCAGCCGACCGCAAGGCACCCGTAGCATGAACAATGTTCTCCTCCTGTCGCTCGTTCCGTTCAGTCGGTCAAGTCGCGAGCGCCAGTTTGCCGGCCCTTCGGGGCTGGCTTTTTTATTCTCTGCATCTTGAGTCACAAAGAGCAGTCCGCCGACTCAGAGGCCAGATACCGGCGCGAGAATGCCCGCCCGCAAATCTCGGGAGGTTGGTTCTGCAAAGCTTGCGGCAAGCAGTCGTTTTCGACGGCCGGAAGAAAGCGTCATTTGAGTGGTGTAGGATGGTCCTGCGCCGCGTGCGCAGCAAAACGAGGAGAAAAATCATGAGTTGCACGCTGGAAAAACTAGAGGCGCAGAAGCCGACAATTCAGGCGGTGCCGTACTGCGTGGATCAGCCGCAGTATTTTGGACGGGATTCCGCGCGCGAAGCGCTGGTCGTCGAGGTTGAAAATCTTCGCGCCGAGAACAGTCGCCTGACTATAGCGCTTGAGGCGATCAGCGGAACGATTGCGATCTATCGGGCGCATCAGACATGAGAAAGATTGTAGCCACGCTCACAAGAAGAAATTATCAGTCGCCAGGACATCCTTTAGACGAGTTCATCGTCGAGGTAATGGCGATCGCGCATGGATACGCAATGGTAAGGCGTAAAGGATGCATGCCGTTCATCGTTGATTTCACAGATCTGAAGGACATCAAATGAACGAACAACAACGGGCCGAGTACATGGCGATTGTGGCGGCAGTGATGGCGAGCGAAAAGTCGTGGTACTCATCTTCCGCGTGGATTGCAAGTAGAGCAATGGAAGTATGGGTTTCCGCCAACAAAGCAGCAAACGAGGCCAAACCATGACCGCCATCCTGCTCGCCACCAGCGACCCGGAAAAAGTCGCAGCCATGAAGGCCGAATTCCACGCCGACCGCGAGCGCAATCATCCGCGCCGAGTAGCCATCGCTCGCACCATGCGCGTGCTGTGCGCTCCGGTGGATTTGTGGAGAGTCTACGGCGAGACTTTCGCCGAGGTCATGCGTCCGACTGGGCGGCGGCTATGAGCTACGAACAATTCGTCGCAGCAAAGTTGGGCATCGTTCAGTCGGTCGGAATTGACGCACCGCTGCGCGATTATGGGCTGTTCCCGCATCAAAAAGACCTGGCTGCGTGGGCTCTGCGACGGGGCCGAGCAGCCATATTTGCGGATACCGGACTCGGCAAAAGCCGGATGCAACTCGCATGGGCCGATACCGTAGCTCGCGAGACGGCCGGAGACGTGCTGATCCTCGCCCCGCTGGCAGTGGCGCAGCAGACCGTCGAAGAGGGCGCAAGCATCGGCGTCGAAGTGACTCACGCACGCGAAGCCTGCGACATCCTTCCTGGCATTAATATCACGAACTACGACCGCGTTCATAAGTTCGACGCATCGCAGTTCGGCGCTGTCGTTCTTGATGAGTCGAGCATCATCAAACACCACGCGGCAAAGACGCTGCAAACGCTGCTCGAAAAGTTCCGGGCGACTCCGTATAAGCTAGCTTGTACAGCAACTCCGGCGCCGAATGATTGGACCGAACTGGGCAACCACGCAGAATTTCTCGGGGTTCGGTCGCGGGCCGAAATGCTGGCAGAGTTTTTCGTTCATGACGGCGGCGATACGCAGACGTGGAGACTAAAAGGCCACGCGCGAGCGCTGTTCTGGAAGTGGGTTGCATCCTGGGGAGCAATGGTGCGAAGCCCTGCAGACCTCGGACACGACGCCAGTGCATACGAACTTCCTCCGCTACACGTCCATCAGCACACTGTAGAGATTGCGCATAACGCCGATCACGGCCTATTCGCAATGGAGGCTCAAACGCTCACGGAAAGGCGCAATGCTCGAAAAGCAAGCCTTGTCGACCGCGTTCGCGCCTGTGCTGAAATCGTCAATTCGTCGAGCGACATCTGGCTGATCTGGTGCGACCTGAATGCAGAGGGAGACGCGCTGGAATCCGCAATTCCAGGATCTATCCAGGTGGCCGGCTGCGACACGGAAGAATTCAAAGAGCGCAACTTGCTCGACTTCGCGCACGGGAAAACCCGAGTTCTGATCAGCAAGCCGTCTATATGCGGGTTCGGGTTGAACTTCCAATCTGCTGCGCATATGGCGTTTGTCGGCGTTACAGATTCATTCGAGGCGTACTACCAGGCCGTTCGCCGCTCGTGGCGTTTCGGTCAAAAGCGACCGGTCAATGTGCATGTGTTTGCCAGCAATCAAGAGGGCGCCGTAGTCGCAAACCTCAAGCGCAAGGAGGCTGACGCTAAAGCAATGTCTGAAGCAATGGCAGCCGAAACGCTTGAGGCGGTGCGCTCCGAGGTTGTTGGCGCACGCAAGGACACGAACATCTACGCGCCAACGCGAACAATCGCGCTGCCGTCTTTCCTGGGGGAATCTAAATGGGCTGCATAGACTCAACGATGGGCGAAAACTACGCCCTATATAACGGCGATTGCGTCGAAGTATTGCGGGAAATCCCTGCGCAGTCGGTGCATTACAGCATATTCTCCCCGCCGTTCGCGTCGCTTTACACATACTCGAACAGCCCTCGCGACATGGGAAACTGCCGCACGAACGAGGAATTCTTCGATCATTTCGCATTCCTCGTTACGGAGTTGAAGCGGGTCATGCGGCCTGGTCGAAACGTCTCGTTTCACTGCATGCTGTTCCCGGCCAGCAAAGAGCGTGATGGGTTCATCGGACTAAAGGATTTTCGAGGCGACTTGATCCGCGCGTTTCAGGCGCAAGGGTTCATTTTCCACGCCGAGACGGTCATCTGGAAAGATCCGGTCACTCAAATGCAGCGCACAAAGGCGCTTGGCTTGCTGCATAAATCGGTGCGCGAGAACTCGGCAATGTGCCGCATGGGGATTCCAGACTATCTCGTTACCATGAGGGCGCCAGGAGAACAGATTGACCGCGTGACGCACACCAGAGAGGCATATCCGGTCGATCACTGGCAGCAAGTCGCCAGCCCGGTCTGGATGGACATTAACCCTAGCGACACGCTGCAATACCAGAGCGCACGCGAGCACGACGACGAGCGGCACATCTGCCCGTTGCAGCTTGAGGTAATCCGGCGCGGCGTCGATCTCTGGACAAATCCAGGAGACGTGGTTCTTTCTCCGTTCGCCGGAATCGGAAGCGAGGGCCATGTCAGCCTTCAAATGGGCAGGAAGTTTATCGGCGTCGAGTTGAAAGAATCCTACTACCAACAGGCTGCAAGGAATCTGCAAGCGGCTTTGAGAATCAATGGCGATTTGTTCGCAGCATGACGACAATCACCCTCCCATACCCGCCGAGCGCAAACCGCTACCTGCGGCACACGGCGCGCGGAACGTATCGCACCGCTGAAGCGGATCGGTACTGCGCAGCAGTGCAGCAAATCGCCGCATCGAGCGTTGCAGGAAAGCACAAGGGCCGCGTTTCTCTGCTCGCGAAACTGCACCCCAAGACGACCACGGACGGCAAGGCGAGCAAGGCGCGCCTGGACCTGGACAACTGCATCAAAGTCGCCTGCGACGCGCTGCAGGGCGTGCTGTACGACAACGATCGGCAGATCGAGCGCATCTCGATTGAGATAGGCGGCCAGGTGATCGGCGGGGCGCTTTCTGTCGAGGTGTTGGCGATTGACGAGGGGGTGGTGTAGTGGCACGAATCCGCACGATCAAGCCGGAATTCTGGACTAGCGAACAAGTCATGGAGTGCTCGACGACCAGTCGCCTACTGTTCATTGGTATGTGGAACTTCTGCGACGACGCCGGAAATCACCCCGCGGCATACAGGACGCTTAAGGCCGAAGTTTTCCCGGCGGACGACTTTACTGCTCTGCAGGTCGAGGCGCTCGTATCCGAGCTGA